TAAAATTACCAATAGATGGCTATATGGATTTATTGGGAATCACACCAAACTCATCACAAAATGCAATTATCAATGCAATCAATAACCCTAAATATCGTTTCGTATGTGCCGCTGTTTCTAGAAGGCAAGGCAAAACTTACATAGCAAATATTATAGGTCAGTTAGTCACTTTAGTACCAAATTGTAATGTTTTACTAATGTCACCTAACTACTCACTATCTCAAATATCATTTGATTTACAAAGACAACTAATTAAACATTTTGAACTAGAAGTAATAAGAGATAATGCAAAAGATAAAGTTATTGAACTAAGTAATCATTCTACTATTCGTATGGGGTCAATCAATCAAGTAGACTCTGTTGTTGGTAGAAGTTATGATTTAATTATATTTGATGAGGCAGCGCTAGTTGATGGTCGAGATGCATTTAATGTTGCACTTCGTCCTACACTAGATAAAGAAAATTCAAAGGCATTATTTATTTCTACTCCTCGTGGTAGAAACAACTGGTTTGCAGAGTTTTGGAATAGAGGTTTTTCAGGAGAATATCCAGAGTGGTGTTCTGTTAGAGCAACTTATCATGAAAATCCTCGTATATCAGAAGTAGATATCCAAGAGGCTAGAAAAACAATGTCTGAAGCAGAATTTAACCAAGAGTATATGGCTGACTTCAATGTATTTGAAGGACAAGTCTGGGCATTTAATCATCAGGAATGTGTAGCAGATTTATCAGAACTAGAAACACATAGAATGGACATATTTGCAGGAATGGACGTAGGTTATAAAGACCCTACCGCTTTCTGTGTTATAGGATATGACTGGGAAAGAGAACGATTCTATTTACTAGATGAATATTTAAATAGCGAAAGAACAACTGAGCAACACGCAATGGAAATAAGAAAACTTATAGATAAATGGAATATAGATTACATTTACATTGACTCTGCAGCTCAACAAACAAGATTCGATTTTGCACAAAACTATGATATTACTACTATTAATGCAAAGAAATCTGTACTAGATGGCATTGGTCATGTGGCTGGTATTGTAGATAATGATAAGTTAATTGTTCATCAATCCTGTAATGAGTCCATATCAAGTTTAGACCAATATCAATGGGATCCAAACCCTAATTTAATGAAAGAAAAACCTAAACACAACTATGCATCTCACATGGCAGATGCGATTCGATATGCACTCTACTCGTTTGAAACAAATGCCACTACCTTTTGATTACTCCTTGAAAAAATAGTTCTTGACATGAGCTATAAAATTTGTTAAAATTCTAATATACAAGTAGGTTTATGACTTTAAAAAGAGATTTAGTTAAGTATGTTCGTGACAAGGCCAAGTCGAAATATAAGAAAGACACGCATTGTTACATCTGTGGAAGTACGGAGAATCTGGACTTTCATCACTTTTACGGATTAACTGAGTTATTAGAATCGTGGTTTAAAGAAAACGACATCACGATAAAAACTGAAGATGAAATATTAGAACTTCGTGAAACATTTATAGAAGAAAACGAAGAAAAAGTTTATAAACAAGCTGTTACATTATGTCATATGCATCACCGAAAACTGCATAACATATACGGAAAAAGACCCAAGTTAATAACAGCGCAAAAACAACAAAACTGGGTCGAGATACAAAGGAAGAAATATGGCATGGTATGATTTTTTATTAGGCAGGACAGAAAAAGAAAATCCCGCCCAATATGTGATAGCAAGAGAAGAAGGACTCACGATAGATAGTCGTGAGAATGTTCTCAACTATAGAAATGCATACGAAACATTAGAAATAGTAAACAGAGCAGTCAATATGATAGTAGATGACGCTTCTGAGATACCATTTGATGTAGGTGAAAAAATACAAGGTATTACACCAATTAAAAAAGAACTACGAAGAACAAGGGTAGATTTATTACTAAATAAAGAACCTAATCCTTTTCAAGATGTAAGCACATTTAAAAGAAATCTTTTAATAGACTTAATGATTGATGGGAATATCTTTGTTTATTTTGATGGTGCACATCTGTACCATCTTCCAGCAGACCATATGACTATCTACAGTGATGATAATACTTATGTAGAAAAGTACACATATGACCACTCAATAGATTACAAACCGTCAGAAATTATTCACATAAAAGAAAACAGTTTTAACTCCATTTATAGAGGAGTACCAAGACTGAAACCAGCTCTAAGAACTATGCAGTTACTGTCTAGTATGAGAAAGTTTCAGGATAACTTCTTTAAAAATGGGGCAATACCAGGATTGGTATTGAAATCACCAAACACTCTTTCAGAGAAAATTAAAGAAAGAATGTTACAGGCATGGGTTGCTAGGTACAACCCTCAGTCTGGAGGTAGAAGACCATTATTTTTAGATGGTGGTCTAGAGGTTGAAGACTTAACAGAAATTAACTTTAAGGAATTAGACTTTCAAGAAGGCATTGCCTCAAATGAGAAGATAATACTTAAAGCTTTAGGTGTTCCACCAATTTTGATGGACAGCGGTAACAACGCAAACTTGAGACCAAACCATCGATTATATTACTTAGAAACCATACTACCTATTATAAATAAAATAGCGTATGCTTTCGAGAGATACTTCGGTTTCAAACTTGATGAAGATGTAACAGGTATTCCTGCTTTACAACCAGAGTTAAGAGACCAAGCAAGTTACTATGCTACTCTTGTAAATACAGGAATTATGACACCGAATGAAGCGAGGGAGGCATTAAGACTTGAACAAATTGAAGGGTTTGATACACCAAGAGTTCCTGCAAATATCGCAGGTTCAGCCTCAAATCCAGAGGAAGGCGGTAGACCACAAGAGTCATCGCCAAGCGAGGAAGAAGAATGACAAAAGATATGATGATAAAGGCTTTATCCGAGTTCATTGCCAGCAAAGGCGTTGAAACTATGGATTTAAAGACTTACAAAAGTTTTGGCAACGAAGTACCTGTTAAGGACTATCTTTTAAAAAGATACTGGGGTTCCTGGAATAGAGTACTAGGAGTTGTTAGAAAAAGATATCCTGTCTCGGTAGCACCTGCTCCTGCACCTAAAGTGGAGAAGAAGGTTGCTAAGAAAGAGGTAAAAGATGTCAAAGAGTAACGAAAAGATATATCACTGGACGAGTACTTTTAAATCTTTAGGCGAAACTGATGATGGTGGCGTAAACATCAAAGGTTCTGCAAGTACAAATGCACTAGATAGAGCTGGAGATATAATTAATCCAGAGGCATGGACAAAGGGCGGATTGGAAAACTATAAAGGTAATCCAATTATTCTCTTTAACCATGACTATAATAAGCCTATCGGTAGAGCAACAGATTTAGCGGTTACTGATAAAGGTTTGGACATATCTGCAAAGATATCCAAAGCCGCAGGTGATATAACCCAATTAGTTAAAGATGGAGTCCTTGGAGCATTTTCCGTAGGTTTTAGATGCAAGGATTCTGAATATATGACTGAAACCGACGGATATAAAATAAAGGACGCGGAACTATTTGAAGTTTCTGTAGTATCAGTGCCTTGTAACCAGAACGCAACTTTTGGTTTAGCAAAGTCATTTGATAGTATGGACGACTACAGAAAGTACCAAAGTGAATTTTTAAAGGCTAACTCAGTTGAATCAGCAGACGCTGTTAAAATTGAGCAGCCAAGCGAGGAGAAATCCTCATCAACGGAGACTGATATGTCAGAAGAAAAAAATTCTCCTGAAACTTCATTCGACCTTGAAGCATTTGCAAAAGATGTAGCAGAAAAAACTGCAACAACTATCGCTATGAAGCAAGCCGAACAGAAAGCAGCAGACCAAAAAGCAGAAGCTGAAGCCGCTGAGAAAGCAGCAGAAGTTGAAGCTCAAGAGAAGGCTGTTCAAGAAGCAAAACAGGACGAACAAAAAGCAGTTATCGAAGCAGGACTATCAGGCGCTGAGAGATTGATGAATGATGTAGAAACTCGAGTCAATGAAAAGCATGAAGACTTAAAACAAGTTGTTGATTCATTAGAGAAACAACTTGCTGAGAAATCAGAAGAAATCATGAATATCAGAGAGTCAAAAAGAGTTTTTGCAGACAGACAAGGTCAAGGCGACTGGAAGAAAGCTTTCGAAAACGATATCATTGATGCCAAATTTGCTGGTTTAGCTACCGGTAAAGGCTGGAACAGTGATTATGCAAAAGGTCTAATGGAAAAAGTTAATGCCCATTCAGGTGTTGGCGTTTCTTCAGCAGACTTTGAGCAGATTGTTTCAACAAACATCGAAAGAGATATTCAGAACGAATTAGTATTAGCACCTCTATTTAGAGAAATACCAATGACTTCTGCTAACATGATTATCCCAATATTACCAGATAGTGGTTATGCCGAATTTACAGGTAACCAAACTGCTACAGGTTCATCTCCTCATGGTAACTTAGCCGAGAGAGGTGACACTTATGGTTCTCCATATGGTGGTGTTGATTTAACTGAAAGAACTCTTTCAACCAAAAAACTCATTTCACAATCATACTTAGGTAATGAAACTGAAGAAGATGCAATTATGCCAATCTTGCCTCTCATCAGAGAGTCAATGGTAAGATCTCACGCTAGAGCAATTGAAAATGCGATTCTAGCAGGTGATGACGCTGACGGTGCTTTCGGTACTGGTGGTGCAGCTTTTGAAGGTCTTTTACACTTAGCTAGAAATGACAGTGACTTTACACAGTCATCAACAGCTTTTGCATCAGATACAGTTACAGCAGCTGAGTTACTTTCAATGAGAAAGAATATGGGTAAATATGGTGTTAATCCATCAGAAGTGGTTTACATCGTATCTCAAAGAACATACTTTGAGTTGCTAGAAGACGCTGAGTTCCAAGATGCTAACCTAGTTGGCGACATGGCTACTAAGCTAAATGGTGAAATCGGACAGGTATTCGGTTCAAGAGTACTATTATGTGACGAGTTCGCTACTCCAGCAGTAAGTAAGTTTGCAGCTATCGCTGTTTACCCAAGAAACTATGTAATTCCAAGATTAAGAGGAGTTACAATCGAGTCAGACTACGAAGTAGCTAATCAAAGAAGAGTCCTAGTGGCTTCTCAAAGATTAGGATTCATCGACTTAATTGACGGTGCAACTTCTAAGTGGGGACACATGTACAAAGCTTCCTAATAGCTTTACAGGTTTTTGGTGGTTTACCTATAAACCACCACTTTTAAGATTATGGCAGATTTAATAACAGTAGTACAATATAAAGACGCAGAGGGTCTCCGTGGTGAGAAGGACGACGACCGTCTTAATGTAATAGTACCACAAGTCTCTGACTTAGTAAAAAAATACTGTGGCATATCTTTTGTAGACTTTTATAGTACAGATAAAGTTGAAACTTTTTCAGTCGATGATAACTATACTACCACCATAATAGTGAGTGAAAGTCCGTTAGTCGAAGTGAGTAAAGTAGAAGAAAGGGCAAGTTACTCTGGAAGTTATGTAGAATTAACTACAGGTAACTATGAATACTATGTAGACTTAGAGTCTGATGCTATTATAAGAACAAATTCACAGGGTAAACCGATTGCATATAAGCAAGGAGTTGGAGCTGTAAAAATAACATATAAGGCAGGATATTCTGAAACACCAGATGATTTAAAATTAGCGCTTTTTGATTTAGTTAATTATTACATAAAAGATGAACATAAAGAAAGAAGAACACTTGGTGGAGCAACTATAAATAACCAAGGAACTGCAGGATTAAGACAGTCCACAGACTTTCCAGACCACATCAAAAGGGTACTGGATTTATATAGAGTTGTTATATAATGGCAATAAGTAGTTTAGAAAAAGATATAAAAGATATTTTAATGAAAGCTGGTAGAGCCAGTAGACAAGAACTATCAAAGAATAAATTTGAAACTTTTATATTTGAAAAAAGATTTATAAAGGAGTGGTGTGAATATTGTCAAAAAGAAGTAGGATTAACACCAAAACGTAAAACTACAAGAATAATGATAGCACGATTTTTTAAAGCAATAAGAACTAACTTTAGAAAGTCAGGAAACCCGTATTCAATACACCCTATTCAAGGCGGAGGTATAGAACTTACTAAGTTAGGTAAAGGTACAAAAGGATTTGAATTTAAACAAGATAAACTTGTTAAAAAGATTACGGCAGCTAAAACAGCAGCACTCGAGGTTTTGAATGTTTCAGATGCACAGGCAAAAGAATTAAAAGGCGCCCTACATGGACACCATGGCGGTCCCGAAGAAGATGATATAAAGACAACTCTGGGTATGGAGCATGTATCAGATGGAACACAACATATGAATAGAGGGTCTAATGCTCAACTATCTGCTTTACTTGATGAATTAAATCAAAGAAGTCCTATTACAACTTTGACAGAAGTAGTACAGCAACAGTTCTCAGACTATATCGAACTATATATGGGGCATACAAGAACTCCTAGAAATGTAAGAATTATAAAAGGTCGAGGAAGTGCTAAAAAAATTACTACCTATAGAGTTGACAATGATATACAAATAAAATTTGCTTTAGGGGCAGGAGTAAGAGGAAAAGCTTATACCAAGGCTATGTCTGACTGGGATACTCCAGGTGGAAGACCTCTTAAAAGTGGTGAACAGAAATTACCACCAGCAATAGATAAGATATTAGAAAAAGTTGAAAAGAATACTTTAAAGTTTATAGAAAGAAATAGACTAACTCACCCTTATGACATGTTGAAACTAAAAGGAAGTCCAAGTGCTATAGACCATGCGGTGGCAGAGTCACCAAAAATCATAGTAGGTAATATGTTTCCACACAGAACTAGACCTGACATGAGATTAAAAGTTAATAAAGCGTTATTTGCTGTAGGTAAACAACCTAAGAAAACAGCTACTAAGTTAATAGGTGCAAAGACAGCAAAAGGAAGGCATAGAAGAAAGATAGGCAGAAAAGGATTACCGCCTGTAGCTTCACAATCAAAAGTAGACGGTAAAGCAGGACAAAATCCAATAGCATTAAGAAATTTACTTAATGAAGTTTTACCAAAAGCAATAGCAATGCAAATGATTTCACCAAAGTTACAGTATAGAACAGGGAGATTTGCAAACTCAGTAAGAGTAGAAAATATATCATCAGGGCCAAGAGGTGGTAATACAATGATAGAAACAACTTATAGAAAAGACCCTTATGAAACTTTTGCTAAAGGGGGTAAAAAATATACATTTAATAGAGACCCAGAAAGGCTAATAAAAAGCACAGTAAGAGGCATAGCTACAGGTATTATAGGTGGAAGATTTGGCGTAGGAGTTAACTAATGGATACGACAATAGCAAGGAGACATACCACGCGTCGTCGTGCCATAATTGAAGCACTATGCACAAAACTTGAACAAATAAATGGTAGTGCACCTTTTAGAACTTCAGTCGCAAGAGTAGAAAGACGACTAAAGTTTTGGGACGAAGTTACTGAGTTTCCTACAATTCATGTAGGAGCAGGAGCGGAAACCCGAGAATATGAAGGCGCGGGATTTAGATTTAGATTTTTACGAATAACAATTCGATGCTATGTGTCTGATGATGACGATGTCATCTTAGCACTAGAGGAGTTGTTAGAAGATGTTGAAAGTGTACTAGAGGATAATGACCCACTAGGTTACACAGATTCAACAGGAGCATCTCAATCAACAGTACAAACAACAATTGCTACTGTAGATACAGATGAAGGAGTTCTCGAACCTCTAGGCGTTGGCGAAATCGTCTGTGAGATTCGATATTAATTAGGAGAATAAAATGGCATTTTTCTTTAGTAGAGATACCAAAGTGTTTATGAAATGGGCTTATGATTCCAACAATACAGCTTTATACGAGCTACCAGTATTAGACGGATACTCATTTTCTCAAGCAACAAACACATCTGAGGTTACTTTAAGTGAAGCAGCTAACTCTTCTGGATATAGTAAAAGAGGTAGAGCAATGTTTACTGACTCTTTTGCACCAGCAGAATGGAGTTTTAGTACTTACATAAGACCTACAACATCTGACTCAGGTAATGCAGCAGCGTCAAATCAACATGCTGGAGCCAGTAAGAAGTTTGCAGTAGAAGGCCCACTATGGGCAGCTATGTCAGCAAATACTTATGATAACGCTATTGCAGGTTCAGGTGGAGGTAAAGTCTTTGATAGTGCCGCAGCAACTTATGAGCCAAATGTATTTGATTTTCAAAACTCAAATCAGGTGGCACTCGGAGTTTTTGATTTATTCTTCGTGTTAGGAGCAGCAAAAGATTCAACTACAGGTTTATATGAAACAGGACAAGATGGAGTAACCGTCTACAAACTAGCAAATTGCTCAGTTGGTTCTGCTTCAATAGATTTTGATATTGAAGGTATTGCTCAAGTAGCATGGAGTGGTCAAGGACAAACAATTGAAGAAGCAGCAGCATTAAACACTGGTACTTCAGCAACTAATGACTCAAACTCTCAATCAGTAGCGGCAGAAACAACCGACGGATTGATTAACGAAGGAATTAGTTCAACCTCTAACTATGTTAGAAATAAATTAACAGACCTAGCAATTGTGTATGACCACGCAAATACGTCTGGTACTAAAGGACTATTAGGTTCTAGTAATACTACTTACTCTGTTACATTAACAGGTGGTAACATTACAATAGAAAATAATCTTACTTACTTGACACCAGAAACACTAGGTTCAGTAAACCTTCCATTAGGTCATGTAATGGGAACAAGGTCAGTATCAGGTAACTTTACCTGCTATTTAAATGACACAAGTGAAGGCTCACTTCAATTATTTGAAGACCTTCAAGAATCAAGAGGTGTTATTACTAATGCATTTGATTTAACATTTGGAATTGGCGGTAGCGCATCTACTCCAAGATTAAATGTTGAAGTAGCAAAAGCTCACCTCGAGTTGCCTAGCCACAGTATTGAAGATGTAATATCTGTAGATGTAGCCTTCCATGGCTTACCAAAAGATTTATCTTCAAGCACAAAAGCAGACGCAACAAACGAAATAAAATTAACTTATACATCATAAGTTTATTAAACTCGGGAGGGTGTAATAACCCTCCCACTTTATAGGAAAAGAAATGACAGAAGAAGTAAAAAAACAACCAGTATCGCTTAAGAGTCTTTTGACTCCAAGCAAAACAGTATCAATAGATTATCCTGGGTATGATGGCTTTGTTGTTGACTTAACATATTTAAGTAGAGAAGAATTACTTAAACTTAGAAATAGATGTGTTAAACAAGTTTTAAATAAAAAGACTCGTGCTTTTGAAGATAAACTTGACGAAGATTTATTTATGGTAGAATATGTAGCAGCAATTCTAAAGGGGTGGAAAGGCTTAAAATTCAAATACTTAGAAGAGTTTCTATTGGTAGATGTAAGTGGACAAAACCCTGAAGACGAATTAGCTTTTAACTCTGAAAATGCAGAGTTGCTAATGAGAAATTCAGCAGATTTTGACCAATGGGTAACAGATACTGTAGGAGACCTGGAAAATTTTACACAGAGCAAGTAGAACAAATACTTGCGCTGATTAAAAGGAATTTCAAAGATACAGGCATAGATATTAACAAGTATCTAGCTCTATGTGAACAACTCGGTGAAGAACCAGACCCAGAAAAGATGCCCGTAGAAAGGGCTACTTTTCCATTAGAGGTACAAGAAGCATATGTGCTTCATGATTTTTTAGCTGAGAGATGGGACGGAGCTAGTGGTTATTACCTCGGTAAAGATTACTCTGCTTTAGACACTTACATAAAACATTTAGAAATAACAGACGCAAAAACAAGTCTATGGTTTTTAAAGCATATTGAATATCACAATATGCAAATGATTAACGAAAAAGTTAAAAGACAGAGAGAAGCGGAAAAACGCAAGGCAAATATTAAGAAGTAATGACAAAAAAAGTTAAAGGTGCAATAATTAGTTTTCAGGTAACAGATGATGGTACCTTAAAAGCTATTGGAGCACAAGCAGGAGCAACAGGAAAAGCACTCGGTGGAGTTGGTAAATCTACTCGAGATGTTAACCGTAACATGCAGGCTATGTCCGGTCGTGTCGAATCAGGCACGAAAGGATTTGCTCGTATGCAACAAGGAACTGGTGGTCTTGTTCAAGCATATGCTATCTTAGCTTCTACTCTATTCGCCGTTGGAGCCGCTTTCAGAGCCTTAGAACAGGCACAAAACATTCAAGCCCAGATTCGTGGGTTTAAAGAATTAACAGCAATAACAGGTACCTCCATGCTATCTATCACAAATAGTGTTAGAGCAGCCACTGGAGGTCTACTTGACTTTCAAACTGCAGCACAGCAAACTGCTATCGCAACCGCAGCAGGATTTTCACAAAACCAAATCGTAGCACTAGCCGAAGGAGCAAGAAATGCTTCTGTTGCGTTAGGTCGTGATTTGACAGATTCGTTCAACAGATTGATTCGTGGTGTGACAAAAGCCGAACCAGAACTACTCGATGAACTTGGTGTCATTTTGAGACTAGATATTGCTACAAGAAAATTTGCAGCCGCAAATGGATTATCAGCAGAAAAGTTAAGTATTGCACAAAGAAGAACAGCTGTATTTAATGAAGTAGCAGAACAGTTAGCAAATAACTTTGGTGCAATTAATAATGAAGCCATGAGTTTATTAAATCCATTTACTAGATTTGCTACACAATTAAGTGACATTGCAATAGGTGTTGGTGGTTTCTTTACAAGAACACTTATACCTTTAATAGAGTTTTTAGATAGAAACTCTTACATATTAGCAGGTTTATTAGCATTAATAACAAAAGCAATTATTGGACAAATGATACCTGCGGTTGGTAACTTAAGTGAAGCATTTACTAATATGGGAGTGAACAGTCAAAACCAATTAAAGAAACTTACTAATGATAACAAAGCTTCACAAAAAGCTATAGATAAATTAGGTAAAAAGTTTCAAATAGGAGAAGTAAGAAAAAGTAAATTTGTATTAGATGGATTGAAGAAAAGAAATATATCTGAAAAGAAATTTAATGCTATGACTGGTAAGCAACAATTAAAACTTACTAGAGTAATGATTGCAGAAGAAAAGAAAAGACTTTCAAATACAAAATATACTACTTCAGCCAGATTAAAAGCGTATCTAGCTGCCGAAAAAAGAATACAATTAGCAGTTAATAAAACTTCCATTAACATAGGAACAAGAATTACTATGGGAGCTAGGGTCGCAGAAAAAGGTCTAATTAGATTAGGACTTGTGGGTCAGTCAGCACTTACAGCTATAGGAACTAGAGCAGCCGCTCTTGCACCAATTATTTCAGCACTTGGAGTAGCGTTTAATGCAGCACTTGGTATTTTCTTTGCACTTATGACAGTAACTTTCTTTTTAGAAATGATACCTGCAGTAAAACGAGCAAAAGAAGCCCAAGAAGGATTAAATGAGGAAGTAAAACAAAGTGAAGAAAACTTTACACTTGCAGGAATAGCTTTCGATGCTTTTGCTGGAAGACATATGCCGAAAGTGGTAGAAGAATTAGAAAATATAGGTAGGGCAGGTCAAGACGCAGCTAATGCAGTAAACTTCTTAGCAAACGCTATGCAAAATGTTGGATTAATGGAAGATGGACAACTTATAGGGGCAGATTTGATTACTCAACAAATAAATGAACCTTTTATACAATCAGGTGCAGATGCAAATTTACATGGAGGAGTTCGAATGCTTGGAGCATTTGGTGTTGATATGCGTAGTCAAGGAGAACATGCAAAAGATGCAGGTAGAATTTATATAAGTGAATTTATGAAAGAGGTTGTTGCAGCAATGCAAACCGACCCAGAAAAAGTTCAAGAAACATTAGCAGAGCTACTTACACCACCAAAAAGACGAAAATATGGGAAAAACTTTCAACGTCATCTCTCTTCTCAGCAGCAACTAGTAACTGGCGATTTTGATGCTTTTGTTCCAACAGAAGCACAAACAACAGTACAAGCAGTAGAAATGGGAATTCAAAGAGCTGAAGAGATATTAACTATGTTAGCAGATGCCAGTGATGAAGCTACTGCAGAAGCTAGACAATTAAAGATGAAAGCAGTTCTTCAAACAATTGAAGATTATGGTTTAGATTATAGAAGATTTTTAACTGAAGTTACAATTGGTAACCAAAGAATTTTTCAATTAACTGATACAGCAAGAGATTACTTTAATGTTATTGCACAAACTAATGCAGAAACCAAAACACAAATTGAAGGAGTAAAAAATGTAGATACAGCACTAAAGAATCTAAATGATACTCTAGATTTACAAATGGGGAAACCAACTGCAATCGGTAAACAATTTGGTGGTCTATTACAAGTATTTAATGAAATAGATAAAATAACTGAAGATAATATTTTAGAGATAGCAGACTTAACAGGAGACGATATAAACAAATTAACAGCAGGTGGAAAAACAACAATAAGTTTATATGAAGTTGCTATTTTCAAAATAATGAAAGCCAATAGTTTAACAGAAGAACAAGCACAACTTCTATTTGATAATAAAGAAACATTATTAGAAACTTTAGAAATTACAGATGAAATATTACAAGCTCAGAAAGCACATGATTTAGTTTTAAAAGCAGAACTTTCATTAATGAATCAATTAAAAGATTCACATACTAAAAGATTAGTCCTTACTAAAAAACAAGAAAGCTTAGAAGATAAGATAAAGATAAAAACAGCAGAATTATCTGTAGCAAGAACAACAATTAGAACAGAAAATGAAACACAAAGAAAGATAGACCAAGAAAGAATAAATCTTTTAGCAGCTCAGAAATTTGAACTAGAAGCTCAGATGGAAATTATTACCAATCAATTAGATGCCTTCTTTCAATTTAGAAAAGCTATGGTTGAAGCTTTTGATAGTTCAATGCAGACTGGTTTACAAGAAGCGATTCTTGGCAATTTAGATGGAGGAGAATTAGTAAATAAACTTGCAGAAGATATGCAAAAAGCAGGAGCAAAAGCAATATCTGAAAGAATAACAGCTAGTTTAACTGGAGGTGTTAAGAGTTTATTCGGTATGGGAGACAAAGT